ACTGATTCAAAGTACTGTGAGAGAATCCAGGGTGTACACAAGTCGAACCACGTCTGGTTCGGTATTACACGGGGGCGTATCTGTCAGTTGTGTCATGACGACGAGTGCAAAGAGCAAAAGTTTGTCGGACGGGAACATATTCTTTCTCCGAGTATAGTAGAGGAATTACGCAGCAATGTTGCTGTGGATAATTCTAATTATGTGTCTATTTGTGATCTTATTCCCGACTTTTGGTGGCAAGAAGAATCGGTTCCTCAGAGAGGTGCACCCATACTCGGGTCTCGACCCTCAAACATGGGATCTGCTTCAAAGTCATCTGTCGGAGTTCGAAAACCAACAGGCAAGTCTCGATCAAAGAGCTGGGGGTCTTTACCGAGCGATTGAAGATGTTCGTAACCTCGCTCTTTTCATCCAGCGCGCAGATGACCACGAACATCAGGAGACGCTCGAATCCATCGCCGTTCAGATGGGAGTCGAGGGCGAAACTACTTTGTTCGAGCTCGCACACAAAAACGGTCTTTATTTCTTTCCAAAGTACTTAAACGATTTAGCCCCTGATGATACAGAGACTGATGTCAGTCGGTCAGGAGCAGCCATCAACGGACACTTCCCAGACCCCAGAAGCCACGGACAATAAGCCGGTGACACGTACGCGTTCAGGTCGTGCCGTCAAGGCGCCTGAGCGTTACACACCACAGGAGGTGTGCGAGGATGACTATGCCGATGACGACTACGACACGGAAGAGTCTGGCAGCGTTTCATCTGAGTTATCCTATGACACGGAGGATATCTCAAGTGAGAGTGATGCCGATGAGGAGGGGAACCTCGCTGGGTTCATAGTCGAAGATAAAAGCAGTAGTGACTCTGAGAGTAATGGATCGGATGTTCGATCCGAGTCCGGTGAGACCGATGTTTCCAGTGACCGAGGCGAACGGCGACCCGCAGCAACACCAGCTCGTGGACGAGGTCGAGGCCGAGGAGCACCCACAGCACGACGCACGCTCGTACTATGATCAGGGCCCCCGTGTTTTCTATCCTCAGAATCAGTCAGTTGATATGCTTGATAAAATTTCAAAAGAGACTATAATTCTTGTATTTGCTGCGTTTTTCATTGGGCTGCTGCTGGGAAAGTCTCTGACGCCGGTGATTCTGAAGCACTAATTCCAGGTTGATCTCCCAAGAAGGGAGTCATAGGAGACGTCAGGGTTGGTATGTACTGACCAGAGTCGGGCATTATTGGACTGCCTTTAATATCGACTCCAATGACGGGTGAGAATTCGGATGATACGGTAGGTACCGGAGGAAGCATGTCGCCTTCGGTGCTTTCACTTTCAACTCCGTATGCATACATTCTTGCCGACCCTCCATCAGACTCGTTTGGTACGAAGTCACCATACATCACGTTTGATGAAGGATCGCCCTGGATGAAATTGAGGATTGGGTTTCCCGACTGAATCTGGAAATCCATACCGCCCATGTCTTTATATATCTGCGACTGATTGTCAACCTGGACGACGTTGCTCGTCGAATCGACGTACGGGAGATTGTTTGATGTCGTCACTGTGTTACCTACATCTTCCGTATACGGGGGCATCGTGTTTTCATCACGCGGAGGAGCATACCCCTCTCTGCGTGCTGAAAGAATCACAACGATCAATACGAGTACAGCGAGAGCGACCCATAATGACCAGTGTACCTTCATCTATTTATTGTGTATGTTTTTTTTCCAAGGAGGTACTTCGTACCGTTGTCATCCGAGAAGCGGTGGCGGCCTTTCCACCTGCGGCGGAAAGGACTATTTAACCCAGTAGCCCTGCCGCCGCGCTGCCTGCACCGGTAGGCTCTGGTGCTGGACCGGCGTCAATCTGAACAGCTGGCGCATTGGCGCGCTCCTCCTCCTGCTGGACACGACGACGCTCAATCTCCTCAGCGATACGGTCATCGGCAATCTTCACCAGCTCAGGCATCTCCTTGTCTGGAAACTCCTTCTTCAGATCCTCGATGAGCTCAGCTGGGTGAGGAATGGGCGGTACATCCGGGCGAGAGTAGTACTTGGAGTTCTCGTCACCGGGCTCGATGAACGGCGTCGCCGACCCCTCGAGGGGCTTGGCGAGCATGTCACGCTTGCGCTTCTCAAACATGGCCGACGCCTGACGCTGGTTGTCACGGTACTTGGTCATAATCTCCTCCAGCTTCTCATTCTGGTAGTGGACGTTATCAATCTGGAGACGGTCAGGGGGAATCAGCAGCCACTTGTACATGTCGACGACGTAAATATCGACGAGCGCATCCTCCTTCTGCAGACGCTTGGCGTGGCTCTCCGCCTCATCCTTCGTGGCAAAACACCCGCGGATCTTCAGACCCAGCTGCTCATTCTTCTGGGGCATATCCGGACCGACGATGGAAATCAGCGCAAAAAGCTGTCCTGGCACCGTCAAGTAATCCTGCTCGAGAGAACCCATTTAAAACTACTACACACCACTCTTTTAAGTGAAACAATGGATCAACTCCGTAAACGCCACAATCAGGCGAAGCGTGACCTGATTAACCAATGGGTCCGTCCGAATTCATACGTTCTTGATTGTGGATGCGGCCGCGGCGGTGATTTGCACAAGTGGAAGGCTGTACGTGCCCGTGTCGCCGCCATCGATCCCGACGAAAAATCTCTCCAGGAGGCAGAAGAGCGGTCACTTGACATTGGTATCGGGGTGTGGTTTTTGGGTGCCGGTGATATTCGTCAGGCGGCGTTTGCAGGTCCGTTTGACGTGGTGTGCTACAACTTTTCAATCCAGTACATTCTCGGAGATCATTTTGAACAGAGCATCAAGGCAATCAAGCTGGCTGTCAAACCAGGTGGACTCCTCCTCGGTATCACACCTGAGAAGAGTCTCATCGAGGGCGCTAATTCCCCAGATGCACTTGGTAACGTCTTTGAGATTCACGATGATAAGGTGCTCATGAGCCTGACGGACGGTCCGTTTTACGCAGACGGCCCCAAGTATGAACCCCTCCTCGATGGGAACGCCTTCCGTCATGCACTCGAGCCCGAGTTTCGATGTGTAGCGTGGGGACCTATCACACCAGACAAGACGGGACTCGTCACCGACATTTATGCGCAGTTTGTTTTTCTACGTCTAGATCAGTAGGATGGCATCCGGAATCATACAGACGGGTCTGCTCGTCGTGACCCTCGCGGTTGCTGCATGGAGCAGTCGCCGTGAAGCGCCACTCATGACGGACATTCGTCAGCGATACGACGTGCTTTTGAATCACCTCAAGAGCACGGAGGTTGTCGATCCGAGATTCGCTCGCCTCAGGAAACGGTGTATCCTCACGGGAATCCACGGGTCCCGTATGAATCGAGGCACCATAGGCTATAACGTAAATAAAGGGTATGAAATTTACATCTGCCTAGACAAGGATGATATAAACTCGGCGATGAATGTGCTCATTCATGAACTGGCTCACGTCACAGTCGACGAGTATGATCATTCTCCTGAATTCTGGGCGTCGTTCAAAGACCTCAAGGCGCTCTGTAAAACTCTGGGCATTTATACGCCAATCGAAGGTTCGCTCGAGTATTGCGGCATCATGATTCAGGACTGATTCACCTTTCCACCGCAGGTGGAAAGTTTTCCGTGTCCGATTCGAGACCAGTTTTTTTCTCACACCATTGTAAATGTCTGGTGGTATCGTTCAGCTTGTCGCGACCGGTGCTCAGGACGCGTGGCTGACGGGTAAGCCAGAGGTTTCTTTCTATCGTTCCAGCTACAAACGCTACACACACTACGCCAACTCACCCGAACGCCAACTGATCCAGGGTAACCCCTCGGCTGGTAACATCTCCACGATCCGTTTGGAGAAGAAGGGTGACCTCATCAACTACATGTACCTGATTGCCAGAGATTCGACTGGTGCTCTGATCCCAGGTATCAACTGGACCAACGTCATCGACAAGGTTGAGCTGCTTGTCGGTGGTCAGATTGTCGATACACAGGACATCACGTGGATGACGAGCGTCGAGGCGGTGACTGGTGCCCAGAACTTCTCCCAGCGCTACCTCAACAACGGCACTGGTCCCACCAACATCACCAATGGGTTCCTGCCGCTTAAGTTTTTCTTCTGCAAGGACTGGAACGTGTCTCTGCCCCTGGTGGCGCTCCAGTATCACGACGTCGAGATTCGCATCACGTGGAGCACAACCCTGGGTTCGACGCTGGCGCTGACGGGTCTGCCGGCGACTGCCGCCTACTCCTCGTTCCAGTACGAGGCCTGGACCAACTTTGTGTACCTGGACCAGGCGGAGCGTGAGTACTTTGCCAACACGCCCATGGACCTGCTGATCACCCAGATGAACCGCATCCCCATCGCGACCGGCAACATGCAGGAGCTGGCTCTGGCTCACCCCATCAAGTTCCTTGCATTCCAGTCCAACAACTACACAAACTCGTACGGCGTGGGTACCACCCAGATCCCAGCCGTCAACTACCAGTTCAAGACGCAGATTAACGGCGTGGACATTGGTGACTCGCGCTCCATGTTCCAGTGGATCGATGTTCCCCAATACTACCACACCCCTTACGGCTACAACCACGGCGGTGCAACGGCGAACGTCGCACTGATTTCCTACTGCCTGGACACGTCAAAGCTTCAGCCAACTGGCACGCTGAACTTTTCACGCATCGACACGTACCGCATCGTCGCACCGGCCGGTGTCTCACTGAGCACTCTGGCTGGCGGCAACGGTCGCTACTTTTACGCGATGAACTATAACGTCCTGCGCATCAAGGATGGCATGGGCGGGCTGCTGTACTCGAACTAGACGCGTCTACTTCTTTGGTGGGGGTTTGGCGAACTTGTGAACAATGAAAAAAATAACAGCCGTGATAAATGCGGTAGCGAGCATGCCTGTCGCTGACAGATTACCCGCATCGCTCATATATTTAGGAATAAGATCCGCCAATTTGTTCTGAACCGGCTTGGAGAATGCAGCGACTGCGGCAATGCCCGCGAGCGCCGCGTTCAACTGGTCGTCAGTCAGACCAAATGGGTTCTTTGAAGAGGATGAGGAAACTGGGCCGGCGGACGCATTGTCCAGGCTCAGCGCAGCCACTCTATTGTTCTGTGGGTTCTTGTACGGACCGCCACCCATCGATGGCCCCATGTCGAAATCAGCACTCGGCACAACATCAGAAATTGGCGTCGAGAAATCCATTTCTATTTGGGGAGGTTTTATTTCGGCTTTAAATAACTCGGGCTGTTCGATCGCACGCGTCTGATACACCGGCTGAAGTTCATCTGGGAGACCGAACGAACTCTGATGCTGAACAGGTGGTTGGTCCTGTGTCGGCTGCTGCTGCACAGGTTCCACCTGAGGAATGTACTGCAGGATGTCGCTCGATCCATTGAAATCGAGATTCTCGATAATCATCTATTGGTGTGTATGAAATCTTTTACGTGATAGGGGCGCAATCAATCCTCTAGGGGGCACTTTCGTGCCTGTGTGTCCGTCAGACCTTTTTCACAGTGACACCTGGGCGACGAGCGCTCCCTGGTGGTGTTCCAGACGTGACCAATGGCGTTGAGACGTGCTTCGGATTATAGTTTTTCTGGTGGTACTGCCACATGGCTTCGGATCCGATCCGAAACCCTTTGCGAATCGGCGCCTTGTAGTAGTAAACACAGTCCTCGATACGATTGGATTTGCTCGTGTTGTCGAGGACGAGACATTCATAGTTTTCGGTGCAGGCATTCATCACCTGACAAAACATGTCAAACGTCGGAAACACACCGAAGAACGCCTTGTACAGACGCTCACGATTCTGAATCACATTTTCGCGGAGGACAAACACGTAATCGACGTTTGCACGCAGGTCTGGACTCAGGTCCATACAATACTGCATAGTCAGCAAAAAGAATATTTTCCAGTGACGCCCGTTCATGAAACATTGTCTGATGCATGTGTCTTTCATGAACGCCTTGTCGTACATGCAATCATCCAGAAGCAAAAAGGCACTTGATTTACCACCAGCTGATACGATTCGCCTCTGGCGCTCGAGCACCTTTTCTATGGCGTCTCGTTTGTAATCGCCGTAGATGAATAGATCCGGGATAAACTGCTTGTAGTAGTGGTTACCATCCTCTGTACCGGACATGACGATACCGACGGGCAGGTGTCGTTTGTGGTACATAATGTCCGTGACGAGCGTTGACTTTCCCGTGCCGCGCTTACCGATGAATACGCACACCTTGTCGTCGCCAATCTTACTCGGGTCAAACTTTTTGAGCTGCAAATTGGACATTTCCTAATATTGTACTGGGTTTTTTTGTACACGCGGAATACGCAGCAAAAATAAAACCCCGATATTTAATAGGACATGTCAGGTGCCAAAATTCATCTAGACTTGAATGGAACATTTGTCAGTAATCCTGATTATACTTTATTTTCTGTAAAAAGTAAACCAACAAAAGAATATACGGCAGAAACATATGAGGTTCCGTTCGATGCCTCCAATATAAAATTTGGTGATTCCGCATCAGCGTTGATCCCTCCTAAAGGAGATGTTGTGAGACGTTTCACTGTGAGTTCTGAACTTCCTGCTCTGTACAACCCTTTAGGCCCTGGTTACGTGTACCCTTTGTACTCTGACCAGGTTGACGGTGGGATATTTGTGCAAACAAATACATTAGCCATCCAGCCGGGTGATTTCGTCGGTTATTTTAATACGCAATTTTTAAATCAATGGGCGACAAATTTTGTAGGGTACTCGAACATTTCTGTTTCTTACGATTCAACCAAAACAAAGTTTGTATTCACGTCCCCGGCGTACTCGAACATCTTTTTCAAAAATGAAAAAAGCGCCTCATTTTGGGGCTTTGATATTCGCGCACCTGATTTTTTCAACGTGAGTGGCTATCCTGCATACAACTTTACAAATGGAACTTTAACTGCTCCACTGACACTTATTCAGGCAGGGTGGATCCGCGGATTCACGCCCCCACCATCGACCGGATTTTCGTACAAGGAGTCGGTTGCGTGTAAGTTGATAAAAAATGCGTCATTGACCATCGGTGGTCAAACGATCGATCGCCTTACGAGTGAAAGACTCATCATTGAAGATGATCTTGGAATACCATACGAAAATCAAGCTGGACTCACTATCCTCGAAGGTAAAAATGACACGTCAACTATTACAGCTCCACGAAAGTACTATACTCGTCTCAACTTTGACATTGACACAATAAACATGAAAGCTCTCAATAATCAAGATGTTCGAGTCAATATCGAATTTGAAAAATTTGAAAATCTTCCTTCAGAATTGATCACGACAGATGGGTTTTTAGATGGCGATTCTTACGCAACATCAAACCTCCAAGCAATCACAGCTAATGGTACAAATAACTTTAATGTACAATCGGCTATAGGATGGAAAAATTACGTCATCATGGGTCCTTTGAGTTCTGATTCATCATTTCGATTTTATAATGAAGATACAAGAACATTTTATAAATGGACACCTGGAGGTTCTTATGGTGGTGCGTATATAACAATAAACGGCGGAACCATATACAAATCAACGGGTGGATATATCAAAAAAGCAGATTTAAATACTGTACTTGCAGTGAGCACAACTCCGTGGACAACAAGCACATACAGCTTTTTTAGTGGATTTCCAGGTACACCTTATGGTGACGGAGGTAACTTTATTTATTATATACTTAGTGACGCTCGTTACGTGTATTTACTATATAAAATAAATTATTATATCATTGGGTCAACGTACACGAGTTTAGTAAGTGGTACACTCGACGGAACTCAAAAGATATGGACCGTCACATATCGGTTTTACAATAAAACAGCTCCATTATCTGCAAGTGACCAAACAGCTCTTCAAAATTTCTGGACTACATATGCTTCGACTCAATCGACTGGCGGTGCAACTATATTTCCAACGAGCAAAGTAATTTCTTCAATGACACAAAACGGTTCAGATGTCACTGTCGTTGGAACGTTGACGTATTCAGTCGCTACAAAAACAGGGAATGAGTTTATACCTGGAAATAGACTTCATAATAATTTAATGTGGTTGAGATATGATTCATCTGCGGGGTTTAACACATCGACTTCATATTCATATACTACATTACCATCAGGTTTACCGGCATCTGTGAAAGATATTTATCCTGGAATATACGATACATTACAACTTACAAATACTAATTATTATTTCAGACCTGTATTCGATGGTCGGTACATTTATTTTGCAACAGCTCCACTGTATATTGCTAAATTAGATACACAAAATTTTACATCACCAAGTGGGTATAGCCAAGTAGATGCTAATATAATATCTCCTGTTCCATTAAGTAATGCACTTTTATTATCAGATGGAAAATACCTGTACACAGGTTCCAGTTCTACACGAGGCGGAACTGGACGATTTTCACGCTATGACGTTACAAAACCTATTAATCAACAATCTTCATGGGAATATTTCACAGGAGATACGTTAATTCGTGCTAGTGATTTTGAATATAGTTCAGCAGGTGGGTTTGATGGTAAATATATGTATTTTTACACGAATTCTGACCAACAAAGGGCTACATTTCCAGTGACGGATTTTTCAAGAGTAACAACGTGGCATCAATATGATACAACAAAACCTTTTAATGATGTAAATTCTTGGCAATGGATTGACTTTCGCCCGGGTGGAATAATTAACTCTTCGAATGGTTCTCATCCAAATATAACTCTTCTTGCTCACCGTACAAATGTTGCTAATACAGATCCAACATATTGGCTTGCTGTACAAGGTCTTCAATTTATAGTAGGTTCAAGATATATTTATATTGTAGAAGCTGATGATTCATCTGATTCAAATTGGACGTATCAAGATTTTATTCAGTATAATCCGATAACAATGTCAGGAACTAACCTCCCAACAAGTGTCATAGTGAAATACGAAAAGTATGTCAAACCTCCTCCAACGAACCAGATTTCACTGTACGGTCAGACAGATATCAATGAATTCGTATTCAAACAAGGACGAACGACTGATTCGTTCCCTCTCGAATTTGTCAATCCAGTCCGTGAGTTTTGGATCGTCGTACAAGATCCAGGTGTCGTCAGCAGAATCGTTCTCCGTCTGAATAACGAAATTATCATCGACGACGACCAAGTAACTTCGAGATACATTCGCACATTTGAAACACATACCACCATGCCGACGAGCAGTAACGTCAATGTGTATTCATTTTCCCTCGATCCAGAACAACTACACCCTTCGGGGACACTCAACATGTCTCGAGTAGCTTACCCAGTACTTGATGTCACGTTGGAGTCCGCACCAACTTCAGATTTGTATCTCAGAGTGTACAGTAAATCATTCAACGTTCTGGGATACCAGGGTGGGATTGGAGGACTGTTATTTAATTCTGCTTTGTAAATATGGAGAATCTCCCTGCTCAGTTCTCACGACAGACGATACGTTTGCAATTTCCAAAAGACGTACATTGGGGGGATGATATCACAGTATGGATTGCTAAAGTTGGCGATTTGGCTCATTCCATGTACCTCCGTGTGACATGGCCGACAGATGCACCAACGACTGTGCAGCCAAGTGCAGGTACTGCGATGATCGATCGCATTGAGTTGTCATACAAGGACCAACTCATCGAACGTATTTACGGGGAAAATCTGTACATGCTTGGTGATATTAAAGTTCCCCAGGCAAAACAGAGTGCATTATCTAATTTAGTAGGCACAGGAA